GTATTCTGGATCTGCTCGTAAAGAGTGGGAGACTGTGCAAAGCTATGCAACGTCTTCCTCCTATGTTACGATCGTCAGCACTCATAGCTTGGTTGTAAAAAACCAAATTACGTTTTCTGGTGCAGATTCAGCTCAGAACTTCCTTGTCAGCCATGCACTCACTAATGCGCTCTCCCTTGGTTGGGAGGCGATGCCGTGGTCCTTTGTAGTTGATTGGTTTATACCAATAGGCCAATTCATATCATCCCAAGATATGTTTGCAGGCGTCTCCGTGACCGATTGGCACGAGTCGTCGTTGTACACTCGAAAGACGCGTATTACTGTTACCCATAAATCAGGTATCGGTAGTATCCGCGGGTTCGAAGGTGCAACTCAAACCGGTGAGACTACTTATAAGTACTTTAACCGTGCGATTAAGACCGGAGCTCCAAGCTCCCTTCCTTTTCCACAGTTCAAGAACCCACTAAGTCTGACTCATGGGGCGAATGCATTAGTCTTGGCAATTCAACAACTTGCCAAATAGGTAATCTCTATGTCAGCTTTCGCTGTCTTAACGCTGAAGGATAATTCCGCAGCAAACGTGACTTTTAACCCCTTAACAATTGATTCCTCGACTGGTGTTGCTACTTGGGCTACTGCGGATGCTATCTACGATGCGAAGAAATTCGTAACGTGGAGCAGCCGCACTCCCAGCAGTAAGTCGTCAAAGGCCCGCTTAAAGTTGAAAGTTACTATCCCTATCATGGATGTCGTCGATACAACTAAAAAGGTCGATGAAGCTATCTGCTCAATCGAGATTGCGGTGCCTAGAAATCAGGCACTCACTCCTCGACTTGATTTGAAAGCTTTCGCCGACACGTTGCTTCAAAACGCAATTGTTACTGCGTTTATGACGACATATGAAGGTATCTACTAGGATTAACTCGTAGATATTCTCCACCTCTGATAAGGACCATATTGGTATGAACCAATCTGAAATTTCGACATTAGTCGCGTCTGACCTACTCGTCGCTCTTGACTGCTCAAAGTCGTTAGCTGCTTACCTTCTCTTGAAATACGGAGAATATGATCAGCTGATAGATCTTGAGTTCAATCCATTCGATCATAACGATCTAATGGATGCAAGACATTCCCTCCAAGCAGTTTCCCTTCTCTCTAAGTCAACTTTCCTACCGCTTAAGCGCGATAGGGAAATCGTTGCTAAAGAGAAGTTCTTTTCTGCCGAGTTGAAATGTGCTCAAATCAACGATACTTTCTTCAGCGGGGAATCCGCCGTTCCGTATATTCATACGGCAAGACGAAAAATTGAAGAAATTCTCGGTGAATTTGATCTCGACGAGTTCGTGGAATCTTGTAATTGGGGGCCTGGCTCCACGCTCAACATCAGAGCGCATGAATCCACGGCTACAAGAAAGTTCGATTCTGAAATCGAAATCAGCCCAAACTGTCTATACCTTGTTTCTAAGCATTTTCGATCGTGGTATCCCTTATGGGAACCTCGATGGTCAGTTGCTAAGAATAACAAAGTTGTGACGGTACCTAAAAAC